CATCTTTTTGTGCTTTAACGAAATATTTATAATATGCTTGATTTATGAAATCATCTTTCACGTATGGCTTATACATTACTGTAAAGTCATCTCCCTTTGAAAAGCAAATATAATCTTTGCCAAAAACCAAACCGGCTTTATCATTGACAAATCTATTATATAAGGCCATACGGACAGTATTACATAGTGTAGTGTCTGCATCACCTGAAAATACTGAACCCAGTATTGAATAGGTGAATAATTTATGTTGTCTTTTTGTGTCCGCATCTCTTGCAACAACATCCATGGTCTTATATAATTGTGTTGCAGTATCATAAAATAAATCTTTGTCAACATGATAAACATGTTGTTTTACTAATGAATAAATATACTGATCAACACGTTTCAAAGAGATATCTTGTGTGTTATCAAAGGCACTACCGTCACCTTCAACAACTTTGGTAAAACCTAACGCTGCATAATTATTGATTTTATTGGCCATTTCAGTTAAGTTTTTACCACCACAATAACCGTGAAAGTGATCTTGGAATATTTCTTCCAATGCCCAACAAATAGGTCCCATAATAAATTTTGTTTGTAAAGGTATCGAGCATACCATCCTTGGTTTACCATCCGTATTTTGCAATTCTACCTTACAAATACCTTGATAATGTAAATTTTTAATTTGTTTTAACATATCACGAGGAATATCGTCGATATTATGTGAAAAATACTTTGCCACCATATCCATATCTTGTTGTTTGGTTAAATCAAGGTGATTATACCATTGTTGATATGAGTATTCAAAATGGGTTAAATATTCACCTACTTCATTGTCGATGATTTGTTTTGCATACTCAACAAATTCATCAGCTACTGCTGGATCTGGTGTTGGTGCCATCTTCATTTGTCTTTTAGCTGCGGCATATATAGTATGCTTACAAGACTTATATGCCATTATTTCATCATTTTGTTCGGTCATGTCACCAAATATTTGTTCATAAAGTATTTTTCTATCACATTTACAATTTATATCTTTAACCTTGATATAATCAAATGGATTACGCTCATATTCGCAATCATTAATTAATACACTATGTCCTTTATTTAAATTGTACAATGTGAGTATTTCATTATCATATACATTATTTATTATAAGCCTATCTAATTTAGAATAGTTGGGATGTGGATGCTTTAATCCAAGTGGATATAGAATTGCAGCAGCATGTTTTTCAATATTCTCAGTTAATGAAACTCCTTCAAATTTTTGCCGCTGTAATTCATCAGCATTATTTAAATTAGGGCTTAGTGAAAATCCTGCATTTTATCCTTATTATTATCCATATTAATTCCTAAACCTAAGCTTGTTAC